CTTTTCTTTGATCCATGCCATCGTAGCACGGGGCTGATACGCCAAACGTTCAAGATATCGTTTTCTAAATTCTTCACAAGTTTCTTCACCTGCTCCGCCACAGAATTGGCCACCGCAAATCTGTACATCGGTATCGATTCCAGGAGCCGGGGTAACCAGAGTTCCTTCAGTCACCCCACCGTTTGAATTCATCTCTGATCCAGGTGTCAGAGCTCGAATATGAATAACTAATTTTCCCTCTGAAGATAACTGAAGCGGAACAGAACCAACAGAAACGAACGTCCCAATCTCAGTTAAGATCTCAAGATATGGAGGAACAGGACTTTCAGGAACACCTGTTAATTTTGCATATCCCTCAGCATGGGATGGCGGGCGCGGGTATACTCCATTCTGCGCTGCCATCTTGTAGAGATTATCGCAGCAGGCGGTCTCAGGGTTTGCCTCGCGCCACATTTGGTCAGCGACGGCGAAATATTGTTCTGCGGCAGCATAGTCGTTCGAGACGACATACCATTCATTTGATTCGGGAATAACTTGTGCGCCACCCAAGACCGTCGATGAGAACTGATTCTTAATCTGATCGAACAGTTGCTTAGGATCTGGCCTAGGAATGACGCAGGACATCAGTTCCATACCCATGTATCGGTACTGTAAGTACCGGAAAGATTAACTGTTCGGCGGACGGAACGCAGCATAACGGTGATCGTTACATCAACTCGAGAACGACCTCGATACACAACATCAACATCAACATCATCAGCTATTTCGAGAATGATTAATTTACCAATATCGCTGCGAATAGCTGCACCGATTGCTTTGACTCCATCTAGAATCTTAGCATACGCCTTCTCAGCGACATTGTAGACACGGGTTCCGATATAGAGTCCGTCGTCTCTGTAACTCTCTGACCAGTGTCCATAGGTTCCAGCAGGTGTCGGACATTTGATATCGCTTCTAGCTCGCGTGTTAAGAATATTCAAAATAAGACTTCGAATCCAATCATCGTTAGCAATTGTTCGTCCTTCTGGTTTATCGATGTATTGAAGTCCAGGAATAGAACACTCTGCTCCACACAAATTATATCGACCACAAGAATCCATCGTCGACCAGAACCTACGACGATTCCCCTCTGTACTGGTCAGGCAGTCTATATCATTCATTGTCGTCATCTTTAGCTTCGGCTTGTTTACTGCCTTCGAAGCCAGGAATGCTTTCCTTACCGTTTACAACTTGAGGTGTCTTAACAAGCTTGTTAACAACGAGCTCGCCCTCAATAATTACTTGACTGGCACGGATATAAACTTTATCTCCTTTGACTTCGAATTCACCTTTCTCACCGACCGCAAACTTATTCTTAGTCAGATGAGCAAGAGAATCGCTGAAGTCTAGAGCAAACGTATCATCGGTAGGATGTTGAACACCACCATGCCCCTCCATCCACCGTCGCTGTTTATCCTTCGGGATGGTAAGGATTGCCATCTTCAATGTGGTGTCAGATGAAGAAGCGAGAAGCATAACCTCAGTATTAAATTTCTCTTTGACGTTAAAAGAAACACCTCCAATATTTAGAACACCAGCTTCCTGATCTTCAGTATCGGTTCCTCGCACTTTAATAATCGAACCTGCACCTTTGATATATTCTTGCTTACCCCAGACGTGACGTTCTGTTCCGTCATTGATATCCCTCGAACGTTCACGATAGCGAGTAAAACTGGTCATGCAATCTCTCCGAACCATGGTGGCAAAGTAAGGGGCGGGGAAGCCGGTTGGTTCTCCGGTTCATTCTTCGCCATCTGTTCTAAAGATTCAGAAGCAGACATGAAAGGCATAACAGACAAATCTAAGGGTGACCATGCATCTGGGAATTGACCTTCCGTCATAGATATTCCAGATTGAGATCTGCGTGCTGACCCTGTATTGAAATTGATATTACTGAGTCCAAATCCTCCTGCTGCACCATCTGCGCCGCCAGAGGGAGGAGGGGATAAGGTCAAACTGGTTTTGATTGTCTTATCGTGATTTACTGTATAAGTCAATTCAGTGCATTCAAATACATCGAAAATACCTTCGGGCGGTACTTCGACGTAGTGCATGTTACCAATATCCCAAGGACCGCCTTCCGATTGAACATGAAATACTTCAATCTCGATCTTCTTACCTTTAGCAGCACGCGCATTCATTTCAAATCGAGCGCGGCGCTCTAACGTCTTCTCATCCGCATCCCCATTGTGTTGAACGATATGGGGTACGAATGATTTCATCTTCTTATTTTCCATCTCCTTATGAGTCTTCAAAACAGCCTTCTCGCCCCAAATCTTTTTCTTAGAACGCTGCCCCTTTACTTTAACTTTTGACTTTTGTTCCTCTTCAGATTGCTCAGCAGAGAACTCAAGAATGTTAATTCCGAGAATTAAAGGATCGCCACTCTGTCCAGCACAGCCGTCTGTGACGCATAATTTCCCTTCGCGAGTCTCATACATAAAATAACAGTTTTCAACTGCGACGCGATTAAGTTCGTCCACCACACGGGACCCATCGCGAAAGCGCATCTTATCCAACTTGATAGTCTCACCCTTCCAATCGAGTTGTACTTTGAAGGGTTCAATCAATTTCTCGCAGACTTCTTTAGTCGTAGGTTTTAACATATTGGTAGTAGGATGTTGATGCGACGAATCAATCAGACGTTTAGTCTTACCTCGAGCTGTGAGCTTGATCGTATATTCATCTGGTCCGATATTAGTCGACATCGAAGTTCCAGCCTTACCTGTATCCTTTTCTTTAGTTCCAGCTCTACCTTTCTTCGACCCCGTTCCTTTTCGTTTATCGACAGTTCCAGTGAAAGCAAGTTGTCCCGCAATATAGACCAGTACCTCTGCCCCCGCTACCGCAGCTCGGACCATTGGACCAGATGGTATAGCACCAGCAAAGATAGTGACTGATAGACTTCCAGTCATCTCTTCCTTACTACGCTTCAAAGTCATCTCAGTCCAAGTCGTGAGCTCAGACCCACCAATGGTAATCACAACGGGTTTCATGTTGGGGAGACCGCTCTAACTAGACGTCCAAACCGCCCATTCGCATCAATTATATTTCGTGGCTCAAGATCCCTGTGACGTTTCGCATCATTATAAATCACATAGGCTGCAATCAAAGGGTGAACACCACCATGAAAATTAACTGTGATTAGACCAGGCAAACGATAAGAAAGATCGTTCATCATCTTCTCGAAATTAACGATATACTTTCGAAGTTCAAGATACAAAATATTGTCACAGATACTATAAGCAACTTTTGCTTCGTCCTCAAGAACAGCAGATACAGTATCCATTGCTGCTTTAGTTGTCTGAACATTTGGATACTTACGAGACATTGCTGTTTCAGACATTGCAACGCCAGTCAACACACGAAATCGACTATATAAAGAATTCTCTACCGAAGCAGCGCCTCCTGCTACAGGAAGCGTACTCAAGACTGCTCCCTTATTGGCGAGCTTTCTTAAGATACGCCATTCTGTCTCAGGGTCTTGAACATTATACGTGATACCGTTAATTCCAGAAGTAAGCGCCTTATCCACTTCCTCTGCTGACATCGCCAGTCCAGGATCGCCCGCTACCTCTTTCATCTTTAGAGCCACACGCCACTGTGACGAACTTGTATCAGTAGTAAACGTCTGAACTAAGGCGTCATGCGTCGACGTAATAAGAGATTGAGCAGACGTCACAATGTCGACAACCCACGGGTGCGCTATTCTTATTGGAGTATAATCTCGCCTAAACGATTCCGAACTGATAGCAAGGACCGCTCCGGAGATAAGTCCAAATAGTGATCCACCAAGCCCTGTACCAAGAGGGTTAGCCTCAACGAATTCTAATTCAGCGGTCGTTTCTCCTTGGCCCTCTTCCAGTTTGTCGCTAACCTTAACTTTACGACAAGCAACAAGATGTGTCCCACGAGTAGGATGAACAAGGATACCAGGCTGCGGACTTTCACAGACTGCGAATAGAGCCTGACTATCCCATACATGGTCGTCTTCTCTAAATGCCGCAGTAAGATTGAAGACTCTTATCTTACGACCGAGATCCGCATATGCAGTATCTTCACCAAATGGAAACTCTCCTTCGGCACCCCCTTAAAGGAAGCAGGAACAACATCCTTGCCAATTGCACAGGCGCTTCTAGACATTAGTCAGCAGGCCTCGCGCCTTTGTCACCGGTTTGCGTTACACCGCTGACGTTGATATGAGCACTAAGATTGAGATTAGCTAAACCAGCCTTGATAGTTGTTACCGCGGTGGATCCAAATATACCACCACCCTCTGCAGCTCCAGCAGTGATTGCCGAATTAGCATTGGTTCCAAAATTGTTTCCACCTTCTACACCTGCCTGTTTAAGTGTCTCGAAGGTTGCTTCAAATTTAGTTGGAACATTCAACATATCAGTAACCCAATTACCGCCAGTAGCTTTGAAATCGTCAAGTGTCGTCTTAAATTCTGGAACCCAATTAGGTGCAGCTTTCGATGGATCTCCAAATGGATCTTTAGCATTTGCAGGCGCAGGCGATTTTACAGACGGGAATCCACCACCAAGTCCCATTACCAGCTGGAAGTTTGAAGTACCAATACTTGCCATCAAAGTGGTGATTGTCACATTCGCATTGTGAAGATCTTTCAACACCCCAGCTACACCACCTTTATCACCTCTACGTTGCGCATCTTCTATCAATGCTTGTCTTCTTTCATTAAGTTTTCTACCATAATCAATTAACTTTTGAACTTCAGCAGTTGTACGATCTTCTGCAGGTTTTTCCGCCATTGCACGAAGTTTTGTCTTTTCGAGTTCCTCCGCCGCTGCTGCTTTCCCTTCTGGAGAATTATCTTCTATTATATTAAATTTCTTTGCAAGCGCAACGCCAACCTCCCACAATTTAAGAGCACCTTTATACAATAACTCTGCACTTAATTTTGAAGGAGTCAAAAGAGTATCAAGAGTCTGCATACCCATATCGTATGCTTTTCCAAGTTTTCCATAATCCTTTGTTCTGATAGCCTCTTCGATCACAGCTA